ACTCACGAATCTTCCTCAGAGGGTTCGGTACGGTAGCTCCATTGGGTGGTGTTGGCAACAGAGCAGTATACAGTGACGCCAGCGGAGTATTAACTAATTCGTCGTCTGATAGAACTGTGAAAACTAATATTAGATCTATCACCTATGGACTAGAAGAAATATTACAGTTAGTGCCTGTGATATACAATTGGATAGATGTAGAGCGCCTCGGCAGCCAGGATGAAATAGGACTAATAGCCAATGATGTTGAATTGATTATGCCAGAGCTAGTGTCTATCAACAAAGATGGAACCAAGAGCCTAGATTATCCTAAAATAGTAGCACCATTGATCAAGGCCATACAGCAGATAACTGATAGGTTATCTACCCTAGAAAATAAATAGTCAAGGAGAAATACTATGAACATAAGCTATGAATTAAATGAAATAAAACCAGTGGTTCTGTCAGAATACAACGGTCGCCAGGATGTGTTGAAAGAAATCATATTTACAGTGATCGCAACAGATTCCGACAGCGGTATATCAACAGGAGTAGTGAGAACACATCGGTTAGATATCGATAGAGAGTACAACGATGCTGAGCCATTTGTTCCTTTTGAAAACTTTACAGAATCGCAGATTGACACGATGTTGAGAGATTCTCTGGTCAAAAATGGTTGGAAACAGTTGTTAGAGACAAGGATTCAAAATATGATTGACTCTGCTGGTCCTAGGACTTTTTCATTTCAGAACTGATGGTAGTCTAATCTATTTGAAATAAATTAGTTACACAGGAGATTTTATATGAATCAACACCAAATGCAAAGTCGTCTAACAAACATGCAACTACAGCAAGAAGAAACGCTCAAAGCATTGTCAAACAAAGAAAGAGAAGTCATGCAGCTCAAAGAAACTGCGCTGAAACTGCAGGGAATCATTGATTTTCTCAGTATGGAATTAAAACAGGACACCGAAGGAGATCACTCAATCGATCTAAATGCCTCTCAATCCTAAACTATTAGAAGACAATTACTTATTAGTAGAAAACTTCATAGCAAAAGAAACGGCGCTTTCTCTCTATAAAGAATTTAATAAGTTTTGTTCAGGCTTACTATATAACATGCCAGGGGATAGCCAGGCTCCAAACAGCCCGTTTATCTATAATTATCTTCCGTTTCTAGAAATATTAGTTGATAAGATCCCAACGATCAAGGAGCAGTGTCACGAAACAGTGTTTCCTACCTATTGTTATGGCAGAGTTTATCAGAAACAAGAAGAATTAAAGATACACACTGACCGAGAAGCCTGCGAAATCAGTGCTAGTCTGCACCTGTGGGGAGACAAAGCATGGCCGTTTTGTATAAAAACCAGCCAAGGTGAGACCCGAGAACTATGGTTAGAGCCTGGTCAGGCTGTCATCTACCTGGGCTGCAGAGCAGAGCATTGGAGGCCTAAATTCAGCGGTGAAAAATACGGACAGGTCTTCTTACATTATGTGAGATCCAGAGGACCAAACTCTTGGGCAGTGTTTGACAAAAGAAAAAGATTTTAGATGAATACCTTGCAAGATTATATCAAAGTTTTTGATAACGTTATCCCAAAAAAACTCTGTGACAAGATAATATCTACTACAAAGAACAGTAAGATATGGACTCCTACAGTCGTGGGAAAAAGAGCAATCATAGATAAATCTGTGCGTAACGTAGATATTATATCTATTTCAAAAAAACAGTTACAGAATCAACATCCGATATTAAAAGAGTTAGATGAAGAATTATTCAAATGCAGTTTATCTGCTATCAAACACTATAAATCAAATTTTAAACAGTTAGAAATCAGCAATGACACTGGCTACGATTTGCTTAGGTATTCCCAAGGTTGTTTTTATAGAGAGCACGTTGATAGTTTTTTACAAAGGCCAAGAACGGTCAGCTGCAGTTTTATTCTCAATGATGATTACGAGGGTGGCGAATTTGCTTTTTTTAATCGTGACATACAAATAAAACCATCAGCGGGATCCGCGCTGATGTTTCCAAGCAATTTTATGTATCCGCACGAAGTGATGCCGGTAATATCGGGTAATAGGTATTCAATCATTACTTGGTTTGTTTAACCTGTCATGACCACATACAAATTCAAGATTAAACGATATATAAAAACATGAAAATAGCTATTATAGACATCATAGGCATACCATATGATGGAACCACTGTGTTCAAACAAGGTCTAGGTGGTTCGGAAAGTGCTGTGACACTGATATCATTGGAATTATCTCGTTTAAATTTCCAAGTCACTGTGTTCAACAACTGTGATCTAGATCATGCTAGACCAGGAGTCTATGACTCAGTGACCTATCGTCCTCTGCGTGATCTCGCAGATGATCACGAATTTGATATCGTGATCAGCAGTAGAACCATTATACCTTTTCTAGAGGGCGATCAATTCAACAAAGTTGGTGATACTAGAGCACAGCCATTTGCCAGTATGAATCTCTATGCGAGGATACTCAGCAAAGCCACGCAGCGAGTGCTTTGGATGCATGACACTTTCTGTCTAGGTGATAATCTCATAGAAGAGCTGGCTGTCACTGATCATATCACAGACATATTCACACTTAGCGATTGGCACTTGTCCTATGTCACCAACTGTCATCATGGCCGCAGACGTAATTTTGAAGTTTTGAAACGCAAGATGTTTATCACCCGCAATGGTGTTAGACTCTATCATGCCGAAGTGGATATTGCTGCCAAAGACCCCAATCGATTCGTCTATAATGCATCTGTAACCAAAGGCATGATACCCTTGGTTCAACAGATCTGGCCCAGGATCAAACAGCAGATTCCTCAGGCCAAACTCACGGTCATAGGCGGTTATTACAGATTCACCGTGAATGGTCAGCCAGATCAACAAGAACAAGATTGGCGTAGAATGGCCAACGATCCGGTAAATCAGCAATTGGATATAGAATTCACTGGGGTGATACCTCAGAGTGAAATAGCAGATAGATTGGTGAAAGCCAATTTCATGATATATCCTGCAGCTTTTCCAGAAACATTTGGTATCAGCACTCTAGAAAGTCTGTGCTATAATACCCCTGTAATAACCTGTAGATTTGGCGCACTGGAAGAAATCGCTCTAGAAGGTGCCTGCTATCTCATGGATTATGCCATAGAGCCCAATGTGCTGTTCCCTGATATCAACACTCAAGATCAGGTGAATAAATTTGTTGATCTCACAGTAAGTGCTTTTAACAACAGATATCTGCATCAACAGAAACAGTACTATTGTAACATAGTCAAAACAGTGGCCGGTTGGGATTCTGTGGCCCTGCAATGGAAACAGCACTTTTATCGAACCTGTGGCCGCTATCTGGCACTAGATGAATATCGCAGAGTAACTGAGATCAATCATCGCATACACAAAATATGGCGTAGAAGATACCATAATCTTGTGGAATTAGAAAATCACCGAGTCAATCAAGAATCTACCATCAATATAGTTTCAACTTTCTATAACTGTGCAGACTATATCGCCGACTGTGTAAAAAGTGTTGCCAGTCAAGACTACGACAATTATCATCATTGGTTGATTGATGATGCCAGCACAGACAACACTGTAGAGATCATCAACACTGAGTTAGAGGCACTGCCCGAAACTCTAAGATCCAAATTCACCCTAATACAGAACACAGCCAACCAAGGGGCTGTAAAAAATCAAGTGGATATGTTTAGAACATTTGATGATCACAGCATTGTAATGATTTTAGATGGTGATGACAGCCTGATCAATGACAACACAGTGTTGGCCTATTTCAACGGCATTTACAGTAACAGTGTGGAATTCACCTATGGTAGTTGTTGGAGCATGGCTGATAAAATACCATTAATCAGCCAACCATATCCCTTGCAGGTACGACAAGATCGCAGCTATAGACAACATCATTTCAATTGGATACTGCCTTACACACATCTTAGAACATTCAAGAAATACCTTATCAACGGCTGTGATGACAGTTTATTTCAAAACGAGAATCATGAATGGTACAAAGCCGGAGGCGATGGTGCTGTATTCTATGCGTTGATCGAGCAGGCTGATCATCAAAAAGTTCTGTGTGTGCAAGATGTGGTATACAATTACAATGATATAAATCCATTAAACGACTACAAGGTCAATGCTGTTGAACAAAATGCCACAGCAAGACAGATAATAGGTAAATCCACAATGATAAAAAAAAAGATACTCATAGCAATTCCCACAGCTCGCAACATAGAAGCGGAGACCTTCAAGAGCATCTACGATCAGATCATACCCGAGGGATACCAGACCACATTTCAATACTTTTATGGATATAATGTAGATCAGGTGCGTAATCTCATAGCAGATTGGGCCGTGAATGGCTATGATTATCTATGGGCTGTGGATTCCGATATGGTATTCGCCACAGACACATTAAGTAAATTACTGGCGCACGATGTTGACATAGTTTCTGCAGTATATAGACAGCGCAAACAGCAGCAGATAATAGAAATCTACGAACACACAGACAGGGGCGGTGTCAGTCACATGCCTTACTGGAAACTACAGAATCAACGGTTATTAGAAATAGCAGGTTGTGGGTTTGGTTGTGTGTTGGTCAAATCTCAGGTATTGAAAAGCATAGGATATCCTCAGTTTCAATATCATTCTGCATTGAATCACAACAACACTGTCAGTGAAGACATAGACTTCTGCACCAAGGCTAGGAATCACGGATTTAAAATTTTTGCAGATGCCACGATCCTTTGCAAACACATAGGATCTACAGAATTTGTTATTCATCCCGAAATAGCCCCAACCATTGATCTATCAGATTTTTCTCAACGGTTGCGAGAACTAGGCAGTCAGCGGTTAATACCACAACAGCATGTGGATTACATAGCAAAATTAGGAATTATGCCTAGGGTGATCTATGACATAGGAGCCTGTGTGTTGCATTGGACCAATGAAGCCAAACGCATCTGGCCTGCATCAGAGTATGTGGTATTTGAAGCCATGCCAGAATGTGAATTTCTTTATCAAGAACAGAACTTACAATATCACATTGGTGTGCTCAGCGACGCCACTGGTAAAACCGTGGATTTTTATCAGAACACCTATCATCCTGGCGGCAACAGCTATTACCGTGAAAACATAGAAGTCAATGCCCAAGCGCATGAGTATTTCAATGACAGTCACCGAAAATCGTACACCACAGTGACTTTGGATGCCGTGGTTAATCTAAAAAAATTACCCATGCCTGATTTGATTAAAATGGACGTACAAGGCGCCGAACTAGATGTGCTAAAGGGAGCTCATGATACACTGTCACAGTGTGATCATGTGATACTGGAATTACAAAGTGTAGAATATAACAAAGGAGCTCCACTGCAGGATACCGTGATAGAATACATGCAGAATCTAGGATTCCAGAACATGGGTATGTTTAGCACCAACGGACCAGATGGAGATTATTATTTTAAAAAACATAAGTAAAAGATGAATATAATAATCTATACCTTGGTGATGGTGCAAATCACTATTATGTGTGTAACACTGTACCTACATCGTAGTCAAACACACAGAGCCGTGTCGTTTCACCCTGTGGTCAATCATTTTATGAGATTTTGGTTGTGGATGACCACAGGAATGGTAACCAAGCAGTGGGTGGCCATACATCGCAAACATCATCAAGCTGCTGACAAAGCCGCAGATCCACACAGTCCCAAAGTATATGGCATTTGGCGTGTGCTGTTCGGAGGCGCACTGTTATATAACACTGCCAGCAAGAACAAACTGATGGTAGAACAGCTGGGTCAAGGCACCCCTAACGATTGGATAGAAGAAAATCTGTACACCCCGCACAGTCGCTTGGGGATTCTTATATTGTTGGTCATAGACCTTTGGCTTTTTGGCCCGTGGGGACTACTGGTATGGGGTGTACAGATGCTTTGGATACCATTTTTTGCCGCAGGAGTGATTAACGGTCTATGCCACTGGTGGGGCTATCGCAACAGACCCGCTGAGGATACCAGCCGTAATCTCGTACCGTGGGCAATCTGGATCGGCGGCGAGGAATTACATGCCAATCACCACGACAACGGAGCATCGGCGAAATTCAGCCAACGTTGGTGGGAGTTTGACATAGGTTGGATGTATATTTCAATACTGCGGTTCTTTAAGTTAGCCACAGTTAGATAATACCTCATGTTTGAAAGAATACCTGAACCAGAAATAATGCAAAATAAAGATCAGTGTGAGCTTTATAATCAGGAATTTCTTGATTGTCCCGACATAATTTTAGATTTTATGGACACCTACACTGAATTTTGCGGGTTGACCGAAGGAACTGTTGTCGATCTAGGGTCAGGATCATGTAATTTTGTAATAGCATTGTGTAAAAAATATCCAAGATTAAAATTTACCTGCTATGAGCTCAGCGAAGAAATGATTAAAATTTCTAAAAAAAATATAATCAAAGAAAATCTCAATAATAGGATTGAGATCATACAAGATGATTTTTTAAACGCCACTGGTAAATTTGATTTGGTTATAGCAAACAGAGTTTTACATCATGTCAGCAATACTGTAAAATTTTGGAACATTATAGAAACATTGAGCAACAATATTTTGGTATGCGATTTGTCTAGACCTAACGATATTAATTTTACACATATATCTCTAACAACTGATGCTATAAATTCATTTCGTTCCGCTTACACAATAGAAGAGGTTAAAGATCAAATTAAAAACTACAATTACCGTATATCAACGAAATTGCTGGGACATGGATTTAGTAAATTCACCGTAGCTACCAAATCAGATACATTATATCATTCTTAACAACCCCATATGCTTGTAGAGTCATCCTTTGTTCTTTTGTACCGTCGATATCTTTAATACCCACTCTATGCAGTATCTTCTTACTCTGAATCAATAACGATCCTTGAGTGTATTCTACGGTGTTAAACTTTATAAGTTTGCAGTTAGGATTTCCACATTCATCACCTACTAAGTCATGATGATTTTCACACAAGGGCGTTCCACTTTTAATAGAACTGAAGTTTGATTGAGTTTCTGGAAAATAATCGAAACTAGATAATCCTGTGGACAACATCAGCCCGAACACATAATAATTTTCGAAATAATTGTCAAAATTCTCATAGTCTAAAAAATCACGGTTATACGGAAATCGAACTAATATAGTATCGTAATGCCAAACACATGGTTTATTAGACTCATTGCGTTTTATAATTTGAAATCCAGGTCTAGATAAAGTTTGACAAAATTTTACTTCTTGTTGGAATAAACTACTTATTTTTTTACGAAATAATTCCACAGTTGCAGAATCTACAGTATGTTTGTTGAAATATTCCTGTGTTTGGTTTCTTAAAAAACTGTTGCCTAACACATACATGTCAGTATCTACACATTTTTTCCACAGAGGTTGAGAAAGATTTATTTCTTTTAGGGCATCTGCACATTCTTCTTCTGTGAAAAAATTTTTAATTAGTTCAAGCATAGTGTATCTATTCAATAGAAACCCCCGAAAGGGGGTTTCATTTACTGCTATATATATTGATATATTGCTCTATGAGCGTAATATTATTTCTTCACGCCGCTGTTAACAAATGAATACATTTTTTCGGCGGTTTCTAGCACTTTGTCTAAGCCTGGAAACTCAGGCATACCAACTTTGGTTATAAACTGACCAGTCTTTTCATCGCGAGCAGCGGTCATTTCCCAACCACGGAATTTAGCGTGAAAGTCTTCGCTTACCAAGCCCTTGGCCATGTCCAAGATGTCTGTACGGATTTCGTAGCCGTTTTTGCTGAATTTTACTTCTGGTAGTTTTGGTGCTGTAAAAGTGTCTGACATTTTGTATCTCCTGTGTGTAATGTCTGTGTCTAACAGCTACTTCTATTTCGCTGTTAGTATATTATATAGCCTCAATTTAAAAAAACAAGCTATTTTGTGATTTTGTTTATCCGTTCACGAATAATCTCTATCACAGGTTCTGCCAACACCACTTCATAGTGGTTATAGTTGACATCAATCAGTTCCATATCTGCATGGTGCCGCTGGCTTTGAATACTAACCACTCCATCATTGGGTACGGCTAAAAAAGGACTGCGCCCTTGTATCGTGACTATGTTAGTCCACGGGTGCTGTATTTTAATCTTAGCAGCTTCACGCATGGCCCAGCTGCTGGGTCCAATATCACGCATGAGCCTGCTGAATGGTAAGAAATACTGTGCATAGTCTGCTACTTCTGCTCCACCATAAGGTGTACTCAGTGTGACAGCTCCAAGTATATGCATGGGCAAATGATGGCTGAGATGAAGAGCATATATACCACCTAGACTGTGCGCTATGAAAAAACACTTATTAACATTAGCCAAACTCTGCCGCATAACATCAAGATTATGTTCAAACCCATCACGACTGTCGTAGTTTAGGTCCAGACCTGTGCCTAACCTAGTTCTGATATGATTAAAACTTTCGCTGGTGGCATTTGCACCGTGTATATAAACCAACTGCATGGTTTATTTACATAGAAAATTATTCTGCCATCACACGCTTGGCCGCTTCGTACTGTCCGATACGAGCCAAATGACTGGCGGCACGAGCTCGGCCAAATGAATCAAACACTGACCAAATGTAGTTAAAAATAGTTTTCATATGTATTTTTCCTTGTTGTAGTTGAATTCTTTGATGTAATTTTCTAATTGTGCGGCATCAGTGATGCCTTTGGAGTTTAGATACTGCTCTAAACGAGTTTGATACGTGCTGTCCGGAAACATCTCACTCAAGCGTTCCAAGATCATCAGCATCTTGTTTGATAGGTATTTCATTTTTTCCTCTGTAAGTGTGTGCAGGTTCTTATGGTTTCTACTGAGTTATTTAGTCCACTTATGTGCGACTGCACTATTTCTGCTGAATAATATCATTTTAACAATCTCGAGTTTAGGTTAAATATAATATCAACGGAACCACTCATGAAACTTAGAACTCGTTCAATACTGCAAGAGCTGAATGAAATAGCTGAAGTACGCAACAAGGATGCGCTGTTTGAAAGCAGAGCCACTAACATCATCAATTCAGCCATAAATCTACTGGAAAGCCTGCACAAGCAGTATACACCAGACCAGGCAGATGAGCTTGAGCGCAGATTTGTCAATGCTATCCGCGGACAGGACGCTGCTAAATTTACCCGTGGTATCCGTAAAATAACAGAATCTCGTAGAGCTCAGAGAATTATCAACGATGAATAAACTATTTGAAGGTGGCAACGTATTCAAAGATGCCAACAAACAATCACTGACCCAGCGTATCGCTACCAAAGATGTGCCTGCTACCATAGACTACATAGAAAAGATCACTGGTCTAGATTTCACCAAAGAATTAGACCCAGATGACAAAAAGCCAGTGAAATGGCTGGGCACCACAGGTCGCAAAGAAGATCCAGATGGTACCTTTGAGCTAAACAGCTCGGGTGATCTAGATCTATCAGTGGATGCTAATGAAGTGGACAAAAAAGAATTCGCAGCTAAATTAATAGCACAGTTTGGCAAAGAAAATGTCAAACTCAGCGGAGATAGTGTGCATTTAAAAACTCCTATCGCAGGTGATCAGGTCAACGGCTTTGTACAGTCAGACTTTATGTTTAGTGTAAATCCTAAGTTCCAACAGGGATCGTTGATAGGCGGTCGAGGACAGTATAAGGGCGAGCATCGGCATATTGTGCTGAGTTCTATTGCCCGAGCCAGAGATCTAAAATACTCACCTAAGTTTGGACTATTACACGCGGACACTAACGAACCTCTACCAGGCGGGGATGATTGGAATACTATAGCCAAACAGTTGCTAGGGCAGACAGCCACAGTCAAAGATATACGCAGTGTGGACAACATTCTAGACTACATAATCAAACTACCGAACTACGATGAATTGGTCTCAGGTGCCAGAGAAACCTTGGGCAAACAGGGCATTGAGCTACCTGCCAAAGCCGCGGTAGAAAGCTATCAACCAGGAACAATTGGTTGGATGCGCAGAATGATTGACATAGTACGATGAGATTCTGGGAACTTTTATTAGAAGATGAAGCACCTGCTCCTAAAAAGGTGGGCAGAGAATTCAACCACCTTGAGGATCTGGTGTTCACTGAATCCAATGGCGCAGTCAAGGCCATACAGATACTGAAAGATCTAGCTAAACCCGAAACCAGCATCACCATTAAATGGGACGGTAATCCCACAGTGTATTGGGGTCGTGAAGACGATGGTGAATTTAGGTTGGTAGGTAAAAACAACTGGGGTCGTGAAGAAGGCAAGAGCTCGAGTCCAGAAGAACTCAAACAGTTTATCATGAGTCGCGGCAAGGGTGAAGACTGGCGTGAACGATTTGCCTCAGACATGGCAGCACTGTGGCCCATATTTGAAGCAGCAACTCCTCAAGATTGGCGTGGTTATGTCTACGGAGACATCCTGTTCCACCCAGGCAAGTCCTACACAGGTGCAGATGGTCGCATTTCATTTACTCCTAATCAAACCACTTACTCTGTTATGATCAACAGCGACACAGGGCGAGCACTGGCAGATGCCAAGGTGGCTGTGGCCGCACATAAGGTATTCAGTTATTTCGGAGACAAGAGTGGTGAAGACTTTGATGATGCAGAACTGTTTAATAACACTCCTGCACTGCAGGTGTTTGGACTCACAGCAGTCAGCCATAGACCAGCTGTAGGTGCAGCTAATCTAGCCAAGATAGAAGCTTTGGCCAAGAACCAACCAAAGATCAACAGCCTCCTGGCTCCTGTCACAGGCATGGGCTATCTACAGTCAGAAATCTATACTTTCGTGAATACTCAGAGCAAGGCCAAACAGTTAGACAACATAAACACAGAAGCGTTCATGAACTTTGTGGGTAAAACTCCTGCCAAAGCTCAGAAGATCGCAGCGCACAGCGAACGTCATCCAGGAGTCATGGATCTGCTGTTCCAGTTAGTGAGAGAAATCATGTCAGCCAAAGATGAAGTGATCCGTGAGCTGGATGCTGCCGAAGGTGAAATCACAGCCACCACAGGCGGCAAACCAGGCGGTGAAGGCTATGTGGCAGGCGGTTCAAAACTAGTGCCTAGAGATCGTTGGACTCCGTTTAGAGCCGATTAACCACGGTTTTTGCCAAAATGACTAAATACTATACAAGAATCAGGTGATTCTTTATTATTGCCGGCCTCTGAGCGAGGTCATTGATTAAGGAGAACATATCATGGCAGACGTATTAAGTAGAGTAGAAACAGTCGACAACGCAGGTGCAACAGTAGCAACATTTGGTGCAAACGCATATAAACACAGAATCAGCCAGTCCGATGCAGGACGTGAGCTGATTGTTAAAATTGCATCAGACAGTACAATTAACGATGCAGAATTAAGTGCAGCTATCAGCGAAATCACAAGAAGTCAAGGTTCTGCTGGTACAGGTGATTCTGCTTTCACAGTAGCAGCAGTTGGAACAGCAGCAGGTGCAGCTTTTGTTAGCGGTACAACAGCAACAGTATTCCTACGTTGCCAAGGTACTGGTAACCTTACAGTAGCTGATATCAAGTCAGCAGCAGAAGGTGCTACAGGCGGTGGTTCAGGTACATTTACTGTATCTGTTGAAGCAATCTTTGCACCAGCACTGTAATTAGTTAATTCTCAGGGATGGGAAGCATAAAAGGACCGAAAGGTCCTTTTTTGTTGGCTGGAGATTTAGAATGTAAATACTAGCATATTATGGCACGCTATCAAATCATTACAGTGGTCGATATAACTCGAACTAATCCAGTACGAGATGAAACTGACCGAGTCAAACTAGGACAACAGGCTAATTTTAATAGTCTCGTGCAGGCCATCGGCATGCGCTCGAATGTCACTTGGATCCGAGACCCTGAACTGCATGACGGTAGGCTGCCTATAGGACCAGGCAAGGCCACACATTGGATCTGGCAGTTCGACGCAGAACGTGAAGACGTGTTTCTAGCCCAAGGCGATCCTGTAGCTCTGTTAGTTGATGATCTTGATGGTGTGCCCATAGTTGATCAGCTAAATAACACCGTGGAACTAACCCCTGCTGTGTTTAGAAGCCGAGGTGATAACACTAATATTTGGGTAACTAAAATCAGCCCCTGAACATAAATATATTATCAAGGCAAACCATTAGGCATTCAATCATATCATAGGCACATGGCTCGGAGCGAGCACTTGACTTATTACATTGGAGACGGCCCTAATGCCTACAGTAGCAGAACGTGTTGGAATAGTAGAAACGCAGGTTGCGAATCTTGACGAAAAACTAGATGAACTAAAAGTTGATGTCAAAGATCTCCACGACTGTCTGGATAAAACTCGTGACGGACTCACTGAGAAATTAAATCACATGTACGACGCCTCTTGCACACAGCATGCAGAACTAGGCAAAAAACTCAACGAGCTAGAAAAAAGCAAGAACAAGATGATGATGTATGGCATGGTAGGCATGGCGTTTATAGCTGGGCTAGGTTGGACTGGACAGCTGAATCTACAGACCATACTCAAGTTCTTTGGAGCATGAAATAGCAGCACTTAAATAAAGGACCAGAGGTCCTTTTATGACAAGAATAAGCCAGCGGCTAGAACACATAGTCCGCAAAGAGCTGCTGCAAAATCCCATACCAGTTCGAACCACGGAAGGCATTCTCGTAGGTGATATACTGATACAGAGTCAGGGTCATATGAAAAATCTCCTGCGTGGTGGAGAGATCGTCTACAGAGAAATACACCTCAATGCAGTGGCTATTCGCATGGCCAATCTCTTGTGCCTGCGACAAAGCTCTCTGATTATAGATCGCATCTATGCCGCAGATCAAGACTACGGTCGTTGGTTTGTGGACAGCCAACTGCTGCGTAGCCAATATCAAAAGGCCAAAGATTCCGGAGATCATGACCGTGCAGACATACTGTGGGCTCGGTACACAGCAAGTCGAGATCGCACTGTGGCTGCTAAAAATCTCGCAGACTCTTTGACCAAATTCTGAATAAATATACTATAAAATCTGGACCCTTAAAACTATGAAAACCACAGACCTTTTTAGATTCAATAGATCAGCTGAACGCATCAATGAAAGCATTGAAAAGACCTTTGGCCAAAGATTAAATCTTGAATCTTTTGATCTACCCAAGCTGGAAGATGCCCGCAACAAACTGCGTACACAGATTCACGATGCCCGCAGCCAAAGCGGATTCAATGAAAACATCGAAAACGAAGCAATGACTAAGGCACAGTGGATGTTGGATGCTATCAATGCTGAAATCGCAGAACGTGAGGAATTCATAGCAGATGCAGGTCCTGCAGAAGTTGAAGAGGGGTTTGGGTCGATCGAAGAAGAAGTCGTAAAAATTATGAAACAGTTCGACGAAGACATGCTTGAAATTGGCGGCTACGGAGATCCAGACATAGAAGGTATTGCGTCATTGCTGCGACAGGGTGATGTGGAAGGTGCATTAGATGAGGTATATGGTTCATACTCTGATCAAGACGGTGGCGAACTCCGTAACATGGACGACTACATGGATGATCTAGAGGCAGAGTTTCAAGAACTTGCCCAAGGCGGGGACGATGACGAAGGTGGCGAAACTGATGATGCCTACGCTCTTTCATCAGCTGGCTTTGGTAGCGATGAAGACTACGAAAGTGTTAATAACGAAGGTGGACGAGATGCCTACCAACGAGATTATGACAGCAGTGTCAGTGGCATGGGCCGCAGAGAAAGAGAAAATGACGAAGGCAACACAGAACCACCAAACAACTTTGCTGTTAGTATCAACGGCAAGCAGT